ATGGTTCTTGATGGAATCAATTGTGTTGCGCATCAGCGCCACGTCATCCATGGCGACCTGCAGCTCGCGCGGGCCGAGCGGCTTGTTGGCCTTGTCTTCCGGCTTCGCCTTCGTCTCGCGCTCGTAGAACTCATCGAGCCAGCGGTTGGCGTCACGCGGGTCTAGCTGCGCCGGAGTCTCGCTGCCTTCATTGTTGTACGAAAAGTCAGCAACGCGGTCATAGACGTAGCGCAGCGCGGGCGGGAGATTGTTGTATTCCGCCGCGGCCTGCTCTTCGGTCAGGTTTGGATCGTTGAGCTTGTTGATGAACGAAAGATCCATCGTGGACGAAGTGACGCGACGCTCGGCGGGTTCAGCGCGACGCACCTCCGCTTGCTCTGCCACATCGTTGACGACATCTTCCGGCGCGGTGTCCATGTATTCATCGCTCATCGGGGGCGCATAGCCAGCGTCCATTTCGGCCAGCGAGTTGGACACGCTGGTGTCGCTAGGGCTATATGGCGGAAGGTCAGGCTCTACCGGATCGGGCAGTCGGTTGCGGTTGCGCGTGGACATAGATTAGATGGGTTTGTTGAAGCGGCGCATTGCTGTCGGAACAGTAACAGGTGAAGGAGCCTGCGGCGTGTTCATCGCCTCGCGCTCACGCTGCAAGCGCTCGCGCTCATACATGATGTCGCGCTGGTCGGTTACACGCTGGGCTTGCATAACTGGAGCCTGTTCAGCACGCTGCTGCCCAAGCTGCGCGTTGATCATCGAGGGAAGCGCTGGGCGCATGCTTTCCATCGCGTAGTACAAGTCCAAGTCATCCATGCCGGTGAACTGCTTGAGCTGGTCGTCGCCCATGCCGAGTGCCGAGGCAAACATTGGAAGCGTCTGCTTGTACGCCTTACCGGCGCGCTTCATGCCTTCCTTCTGAGCATATTGACCGGCAAGGTCGTTAAGCGCTCCAAAGACGTTTTCCATCTGCCCCTGCATAAACTCCTGCCGGTTCTGCTGGTTGTTTTGTTCTAGCGCGTAGAATTGTGCTGGTGTCATATTGTTTGTTCTCCTTGTTGATTGTTAGCGTGATCCGCCCATGGCGCCGCCGAGACCACCGATTAAAGCGCCGCCAGCGATACCCCACGGACCAAGGGGCGCGCCTGCCATGGCGCCAGAAGCAGCGCCCATAGCTCCACCCATCAGTGCCCCGCCAGCTCCACCCGAACTAAACTGCCCACCCGAATACATCGGGTTCAGCCCTTGAGCACTGCCGACCATCTGCATCGAATTTTGCGTCAGGTTCGCGTAGGGCGACCCAGCGCCGATTGCCATCATGTTCGGGTTGCTGGACAGCGCGAAGTTGTAGCTGTCTTGGCCGAGACCCATTCGCCGCGCACGCTCCTGCTCGGCGAGCTGGGCGGACTGCCCGAGGATGCCAAGATCCTGCGCCCGCCGCTGCTGAACAAAGCGGTCGCGGTTAAGTAGCTCGGCGCCGATTCCGGCATTGCCCGTGGCCATGCCCCGTGCTGCCATGGCCGCCCGCGCCTGCTGCGTGGCGTCCCGCTCGTCCTGCGCCGAGAGCATACCGGCGCGCTCGCCGACCGCACCCTGCAACTGCGTTTGCAGGCGAGTGTATTCCGGCGAGGAAGTGTCGGCCGCGTCCAGTTGTGCCAAGAGCGCATTGCGGCGCCGCATCTCGTCGGGCATGGCCGCCTCGTAGCGTTGGCGCAGGCTGGCGTCACCGAGCAGGCCGAGGCCGAAGTCGATGTTGGAGCGGTATTGCTCACGGCTGGCGTCACCGGCGGCCCTCGCCATGCGCGGCAGCTCTTGCCGCTGGATGCGGAGCTGCGTTCTTAGAAGGTCTGATGATTGGCCGAGGTCGAGTGTCGGCGCTGATGCTTGTTGTCCTCCAAATCCCATAGTTATATCCCTGCTTTCTTGCTTAGTTGTTCCCAATGAAATGCGCGGATGCGCGACTCGTTGTTTCGGCACCAGAGCACCCACGGCTTCGGCTCTGGCGCATAGCGCATGAACCGAGCGAGCACGTTGCCGCCGCCGCCTGCTGCCATGAGAACGAAATACGCCGGTTGGTCGTGGTATTCTGTTTCATGGAAGGCAATAAATTCTGTCGGTGTAGAGATCACCCAGCCGCTGGCCAGACACCGGCCGAGGCGCCGGTCCCACTCTTCCGGCGTGACGCCGGTTGACATTGCGGTGCTGTGGGCGAGTTGCCATGGGGTCTTAGCCCTCATACATGATGTTGGCGGTCCCTGCGTCGAATGTTCCTGTGCCGCCCACAGTTGTTAAGCGGATGCGGTCTAGAGTGCCTGACAGGCTTTTCACTCCAGAGCCGTGGAAGACAGCGTTCAAAGTTGAGGTCACACCATTAGTGCTAGACACCCATGTATTAGTGCTCGGATTAAGACTGCTGATCGTGCAAACAATACTATACAAGGAGCTTGCCGTTCCTCCCCTTGTGAGTCCCAAGCCAGCCGTAAATACAGTGGCGTCCGTGCCGCTAGATGTGTTCACCACCGCCACGAGACTCGTGTAGTCAGAAATTTCAAATCCTCCAGAGTCTCCGAGTTGAATCATCAAATCGCTGCTTGCGGTTGAGCTGACACCGCCGAGCATTACGGTGATCCGCTTCACCCACGAAGGAATGTCGGTAAAATCTATCGAGGTTCCCGAAGTTGTTGGGACTGCTGTGCGCAGGGTCAGCGGCTGAGAGAGTTTGGCCGGTGTGACGGCCGCGTCGGCAATCCGCGCAATCGGCAGCGTGCCGGTCGTGAGCTTGCTGGCGTCGATGCCGGTGGCGAGCTTGGCGTTGGCCACCCCGCCGTCTTTGACGCGAAATTTTCCACCGCTTACTTCCAGCGTGGCGTCGTCCGTGTCGGCGGCGGTGCTGAACGCCACGGTTGGTGCTGCGGTTAGGTTAAGTCCGGCTGGGGTTACGGTCTCGCCGCTCACCCATGTTTTGCTTGCTGTTACAGTTGCCATGATTTTGCTCCTTAGTTGTTAAGCTGCGTTCCTTGTCTCAGTCGGCGGGTTGCTCTTGGGCGATGCCTCAATACTGGCCCCACGGATTTCTGGCCGACCGTTGTTTGTCTCGTAAAGTATCTCGGCTGCGTGAGCCTTGTAGCGGATCGGTGACTTGGCGTTGTAGTCCTCCAGACCGCCGGAAGTGTTGGTCAGCGTGCCGATAGTGGCGTCCTCCACGTCGGGGTTGATCGTTTTGATCTTGGTCGTAATGCTCGCCCCAGCCGGAATGACCACATCGGCAATCGTGCGAAGGAACCGCTTGGAGTGCATGTCGCCGAAGTCGTAGCGGCGGGTGCGGATGCTGGCCGGAACCGGCGACACGACATTGACTGTGGTGTCGGGGCTGTCGTCGCCGTCCTCGCGCTGGTTGAGCAGCATGAGGTATCCGGCGCGGTTGGTAATCATAATGCGCCGCTCGCCCGCCACGTTGCCGACCAAGAAGTTATTCACGCCGAAGCCATAGATGTCTTCAGTTTCCCACTGCTCGTTGAGCTGGCTATAGATAAACACGCCGTCATTGCTGTCCGTGCTGTTGGCCAGCGGCACGGCGAGGTAGTAGCGATTGTCTTGATAGACAGCGACCGAGTCCTCGATGAGATCGGTGTTGAGCGTTTGCAGCTTGTCGGCGATCGGGTCGCTGAGAGGCTTGGTGTCTCCGCGCAGCTTGAGATCGAGTCGCGCATCGAGGCGATAGACGCCGCTGTCGGAAAGAAAGTAGACAAAGTTTCCGGCCGTCACGATCGTCCGCCGCGCCGAGCAGCCGATCTCGTCGGTGAGCAACTCCAATTTGCTCACCGCTGAGTCAATGTCGAAGCCGTTGCCTCCGGTCGCTGCGACCTGAGAAATCGTTGCAAGCCAGATGCTTTTGCGGCAGAAGACCAAAACTGTTCCCTCGACCCACGGATGCACGGCCACGATGTAATCGTTCCCGCCCTTGCCCACGCGGAACGACGCCCAAAACGGATCGTAAAGATCGGGGTCGAGCACGTCGGAAATCATTACGTTCTGGCGCCCGTCTGGAAGGATCAGCCGGTTGTTGATGTAGGCCGCCCACGGCACCGAGCGCATTTTCTTGTAGGTCGGGCCTTCAGCCGGAACACCGGCCGGTGCGCGGACAAAATCGTTGGCGGGGTTGCCGTCCCAGTAGAGCGGCGGCTTAACCCTGCGCACCTGAGTGTTGGCACCGGCTTCGCTTGGGGTGCCGCTCGGCACCTCAATGGTGAAGCGGTCAGCGTCGATCACCGAGGCGATGTTGTATTCGTGTCCCGCAAAGGCTGCCGCCGCACCGCCCTCAATGCGGACGCGGGCGCCCTGCTCGTAGCCGTGAGCGTCCACATAAACAGTTGCGACAGTGCCAGAGACCTCAATGCCTTGTGCGCTGGTAAAATTAGTTCCCCATCCGGCCTGATTGCGGTCGGCCTCACGGAAGAGATACAGGCGATTGTAAGCCTGAAGCATAGAAACCTTGTCGGTCGGCTCGATGATCTCGTCCGGCGTGGTCGGCAGGCTAATCTCAGGCGGCAGGGCAATGACCAGCAGTTCATCATTGGTGTCGGTAACGAGGTTCTCCGTGGCGCTGACCGCCAGCACGGCTGCCGCACCGGCCGAGGTGATGTCGAGTGCGCTGTCGGTGATGTAGGTGAAGACGCTGTCCGGTCCCGCCAGCAGCACCGCCTCGGTGCCGATGTTCTCCTCAGGCAGAAGCATGAGGGCCGAAGTAAAGATGCCGCCGTCGTAGACAGCGCGGACGATCTTCTCGTTGGGCGCTGGCTCTAGGATAAACGGCACCGTCAGCGGCGTTCCGCTTACCGAGATGTCGCTGGCCAGCCGCTTCGCGCCCTTGCGCGTCTGCGCCACGCCGCGATCAAGGCGCATGTTCACGGAGTCCTGCAACATGCCAGCGGGCAGCGCCAGCGGATTAAGACGTGAGGCAAAGCCGAGGAACCCTCGGTCGCCGTCACGCTGCACTGGACTTTCTAATGCCATTAAGCGGTGACTGCCTTGATGACGGCAAAGTTGATGACCGGCGCGTCGGTTGCCGTGCCCACAATGCTACGAAAGTTGATGTTGAAAGAACCTGCGGCAACGGCCGTCACGACGAACTCGTAGGGATTGGTGCCGCTGCGCTGGTTCAAGATGACAACGTCGTTAATGGCCACCGTGGAGTTGTTGACCGTAAAGGTCGCCGCCGTGGTCGAGCCTGCTGCGCTGAACATCGTGATGCTGCCGCAGATGTCGTCAATCTGAACGGCGGTCGTGCGGCTGGTTGCTTGCGTTACTGTCCCGCCCGCTCCTGTGGTATAGCCAATGCCGCCGGTGCCGCTGCTTGTCACCGCACCCGTGGCGGCCACCGAAGCGGCGGTCACGGCACCAGTGGCGGCCAAAGAGGCAACGCCGGTCGCGCCAGCCGTGATGGCGCCGCAGGTCAACGCACCAGCGCTCAGGTTGAGCGGAGTATCGCCAGCACCGGATTTAATGAGTCCGACTTCCTGCAGGCTATCGAGCAGGTCTGCCGTCAGATCTGGTTGATCGACCGGCGCAGCATTCCAGAATCCAAGGAGCTGGTTGGTCGCCGTGCCGATGCGGGTGGCGACAGCGCTGCTCAGGGCGTTGTTTTGCCCAGCACGAACGCAGTCGCCCTTGAGCTGTCCGGCCGTAACCTTTTTGGTCACGCCGCTGTCGTCAATGACGAGGTTGTCGCTGTCGTCCGGTGTGGCGCCGAGCGCGGTGAGTTGGTCGATTGTTTTGGCCATAGTCTTTGATTAGCTAAGTGCTGCCTTGAGTCTGCTTTTGAACCGCGCCGCGTCGGCGGGGCTGATGTCGTTCTTGCGATTGGGGGCGATTTGTTGGTGAGTCACGATGCGGGACATCGGGATGTGCCACTTCTTCATGCGCGGGATAATGTATTGGATGGCGCTGTCCATCGCCGCTTCACCGAGCGGGTCTTCGTATGTATTGCCATCCCATGCCACACCGAGGCTGTAGCTGTTGCAGTCTGGGACGCCTTGCCATGAGCTGATGCCCGCGTGCCAGCAGCGGGCCGTGTCGTCGGCGAGGACGGTGCGGTTGCCGTTTCTGGCGATGATGACGTGGTAGGACACTTTGCTTTCGGGGTTCATGCACCAGCTCACGCTGCCGTTATAACTGCCCGATGTGTGGTGCAATACGATCATGGTCGGCGTGATGGGTCTGCCGCTTTTGTTCGGGGTGTTGAGACGGCGTTCGTCGTAGGCTGTGCTCGCGGCGGGTGTGGAGGCGGTTGTGGATTCTAATGGCAAGCTCGGCGAGGCTGGCGCTGGGCCAGTCGCAGACTTTTTGCCAAACAGATTCTTGATCCACTTCCACATGGTTACTTCGCGTGGCCTTTAGGCGGCGGGGTGACGGTGACGGTGGCCTGCTGCTTCAGGAAGTCATAGCCGATGGTCACGCAGCCA